AGAGAACTTTGGAACGCAGGAGCAGAGGGATCTCCACAAAGAGATCAAGCACGCAAGCAAAAGCGTAAATTAAACTATTACAGCAACATCTACGTTGTGAAAGATAGTGCAAATCCTTCTAACGAAGGTAAGGTATTCTTATACAGGTTTGGTAAGAAAATCTTTGACAAGATCATGGAGTCTATGCAACCCGCATTTGAGGATGAGACACCAGTAAACCCATTCGATTTCTGGAAGGGTGCTGATTTCAAACTCAAGATTACAAGAGTTGCAGGATTTTGGAACTACGACAAGTCTGAGTTTGCAGAAACATCTACATTAGGTGATTTCAGCGACAAAGAGTTGGAAGCAATCTGGAAAGAAGAGCATAGTCTAGCAGCATTTACTGCAGATGACCAGTTTAAATCATATGAAGATCTTAAGCAACGTCTTGAGTCTACATTGAAGGGTAACTACTCAAAACCATTGGATGAAGAAGTCTTTGAAGAAGAGGCAGAAACACCAACACCAGTTGCCACTGCAGCACCATCTGCTGCACCAGAACAGGATACGTTATCGTACTTTGCTCAACTAGCACAAGACGACTAATATTAAAGGGGTCTTACGACCCCTTTTTTAATCCATTGTTATATCTGCTGCTGACGTTACTGACCTTTCATTCTTACCTTTATTTGCTATCTCATAATATACTGATACAAAGTCTTCAATTAGTTCTGGTTTAACTACTTGTATATTTTGTTTCTTTGAATTTAATTCAGTTTCGTATGACGCATTAGTTATTGATGCTACAGGTGTTGCTGTAATGGTTGTAGATCCATTATAATATGCAATTTGAAAATTAGATGGCACAACTTTTCCCGCAGGAACGACAATATTACCAACAGCATCTTTAACCTCAGTGGTTACATGATGCTTTGTTGCCATAGGATTATCATATTTTTGATTTATAAAATCTTGTAGTTGTTGAACAGATTTAGGCCACTGAGAATATACATCTGTAATATCATTAATAACAAGTATAGTCCAGTTGTAAAAAGGATTCCTATACAATCTAGTTGCAACATCCTCTGGTCTTTCACCATCTTTTACATTCTCTTCTGTAAACAAAGTAATTTGTGTTTTATATTCTACAAGAATCTGTGCACGTCGCCATATATTTTTGACAAGTAAATAATCTGAGTCAAGAGGTCTTGACGAAAAATTATAGAATAAATCGGGAAGTCTTTTTAACATTAGTAAGTTACCACTCCTGTAAATTTATTATCACCATCGGTAACAAAACCACCTTCTGATGTTCTGATACCCGCAACACGTGATGCTTTTTCGTCGGTATAAGTAGAACCCTCCATGTCTGCACGTGTAAGTTTTGTTGTTTCCATGAACATTAACTCCATGGTTACTAGTGGAATAGATCCATCAAATATTGTTTGTAACTGACCAAATGGTGTAGTGTTTATAGTTAATCCAGTTAATGCAGTTATTTTTGTTTTAGGCATCATAGGATGTTGTATTGGATCTCCTACAGGATTACCTTGTTCATCACACTGAACAAATTTAGGACATAATACAAATACATCTGGGAATGTAAGCAATACTGCACTACCTCTACCTTGTTTTGCACCAGGATGCATACCACGTTTGAACCATTCAATTATTTCAACTATAGTCTTACTCTCTCTTTTATTTCTTGCTGCTAACTCAAATCTAAAGGTAAATTGTCTACCTTGCATTCTTTGGAAGAACTGTATTGAGTTCTCATTAGGTGCTAGTCCTGCTAATCCCGCAAGGTTTGTAGGATTAAGTTGACTGTTAACACCATATAAATTGGCAGCAGTTGCTGCTCCTTGTGCAGCACCTTGAACAACTTTTGTAGGATCAATTCCAAGTGACTTCAATACTTTGCTTGAAGAACCACCTGTTACTGGATTGCTAAGATATTGTGCAAGTGCACTACCTCCTCCACCAATCAAACCACCAGCTGCAGTAGTTGCTAAAAATCTTCCTGCATCATCTGCTGCAAGTGCTAGTGTTCCTAACTTAAATTCGTTGTTCCAGTCTGCACCATACTTATATTGAAACTCATTAGGTAAAGGCAACATACATTTCTTAGACATTAAACCTTTATTTTGCCTATCTCTCATCTCTTGCTTTTTCTTTAGCAATTGACCTACGGTTATTTCTTCACCATTTACTACTACAACTATACTTTTATCTACATTAGGATCGTTTATATTAATTTGTCCACCAGAAAATAATGCACTATCTGATCTATCTGCTGCTGTATAATATTGATTGAATCTTTCGTCTTGACCTTCTGAAAAATCTCCAGATGCATATGCAAGTTCTTGTGCATCACCTATAAGATCAATAGCATTACCTAACTGACTTCTCTGTAACGAACCAAGAGCATCATTCTGTTCTTTGGCAACAGTTTTCATAGCTTCATCATAACTATACTTTTCTATCTCTAGAAAAGAAGCAAAAGGTATCTCAGAGAGACCTACTGGATATTCAATAACTGTATTTTGCTGTTGAGCCATTATCTGTTACGATGAAATTTTTCTATAGGGAGTGTGCTTAGTAACTGCACTTCATCCTCATTTATCTCAAAAAAGATGCGATCTGCATTCTTCGGTATGTATTGACGTAAAGTTCGTTTAGGAAACCTTTTATTATTTAGTGCCTTTAATCGTGAGTTTGTACCACGTATATAGTGTATATTTGCACCAATTAAATTATTTTTCTTATATTCCATAGCATATACAAGTGGATATTGATCCCATTCTTTCAAGTTATCTGCAAATTTAGGATCATATTCAAACGTATAATACTTACCTGTGCTTGGTGAATCAGTAGCATCGTCTAATAATATACCAAATATTTCGTCTCTCAACTGTGAGTTTGATATTTTATTACCTTTGAGTCTCTCTATTAAATCATCAAACCTTGAGTTCTCGTTCTGTGACGAGTTTGAATTCCCAGAGTCTGTCGTTGCAATAGTCATTGGCAGCTGCCCATTTTGCTTTATTGGTTGCATACTCATAGACTTCTCTTAGATAAGTCTTAGTATGCTTTTTTTGAGGTTTAGGACCTTCGACCTGTCTTTTAGGTTTAACCTCTATGAGATATGATTTTATTTTACCGTTCTGTTCTCTTACTTGCATCCAAAAATCAGGAAAGTAGCGACGCCATTTCTTTTGAACTGGATCTCTATATGGTATAGCAAGTTCTTCTGACCACCATTGTAATACATTTGGGTTATTATCACACCATTTCATAAACTTTCTCTCCCACAGAGAACGATAAATTACACCTGTAGGATCACCTTTATACTTCTTATAATTCTTTACTCGGTATTTTCCTTTGTAAGTCACTATAAATACATATATCAAACCATATGTATATTTATGGCATCCGCAAGAGGAGTACAGAATTTCATGCAGGCTATTGGAAAGTCTGGTGGTATTTCTGCATCCAATTTATACCAATTCTCGTTTGCTAAGAAACCAAAGTTGGCAAAGTTCTTTGAAGACAACCTTGGACAAGACTTTTTAAAGCTGACTGATAATGGCGATGAGTTAAATCTACAGTTGTTATGTAACGAGATACAGTTGCCAGGCGTAACTTATTCTGCATTTGATGTTAAGTCGGTTCATAAAGGTATTACACAAAAAATGGCAACTGCCAAAGTGTATAACGAACTAGACCTTAGTTTTTTCATGGATGGAACATCACTACCATTGAAATTTTTTAGAGCATGGCAAGATTTTACACAAAATGGGTCAGCTAGTAACCCTGAGTTATTTTATGATGATCAACCATATAAGAGAGCATTTGCATCTAACTACTATGAAGACTATGCATGTGATATGTTCATAAGTAAGTTAGAGAAGTTCAAGGGAGCGTCACCAGAAAAACGAGACGAAAATGGAAACGTAAAGGACGAAGATTACTTTAATCCATGGAATGCGAGACTTGTACACGCATATCCATATACTGTAGCATCAATACCATACTCAGCTGGAGCAGCACAACTTGTTAAGGTAACGGTTGGATTTTACTATGAGTATAGTCACTTAATGCACTCTATGTGACCTACTATATAATATACTGAAATTATAA